CCATTTCGTAGGTGATGAGCGCCATCAGTGGCGGCTCCCATCACGGCCGGGCGTGCCGGCCGGTCCTTGCGGCCCGCGATCCCCTGCCTTGCCAACCGGACCCGTCGAGCCGTTTTGCCCGCGCTTGATCGACAAGCGAAAGGCCCCGCTCGCGTCTTCCGGTTTCTCGCTGCCGAGCGTGTCGCGTTGGGCGATGAAGACCGACCCGCCGAACGTCACGCTATCGCCCTGTTGGTAACTCGTGCCAGCCTTATAGACCCCGCGATCAAGCACGTTAGGAAACCGGATGATGCCCCCCTCGAGTGGCGTGCCATCCTTGTGAACGAAGGACACGACGCGCTCACCGTCGAACGCCACCTTGAGGTTCTCGAGCGTGCCGTCACGACCGGGCGGACCGGGTGCCCCATCCTTCGGCGGCGGGATCTTGGCGACCTCTTCGAGAATGACACGGCGGACTTCAACCATGTCAACGTCTCGACCGACCACCGACCCGACGTCTTTGACGGTGCCATCCGTCAGGGTGGCGACGAGATGCCCATCACGCCCGACAACCGCACCTGACCAGCCCACGCCATCCTTCGCCACGGGGAGCGCTTCCACAGCCTTCTGAACCGCTGACTCGATGAGCGGGGTCACATCCTCTACCGTGACGCTGTGGCCGTCCTGGGGCGCTGGGAGGCTCGCCAGAGCCTTTTCGACACGCGCGTCGAGCAAGGCCATGACCGTCGAGACGACCGCGTCGGCGTCCACTGAAGCGCCATCCTGGCCGTCTCGCGGCTTCGGCAAAGCGGCTACGGCTTTCTCGACACTCGCCAGCACGATCGGCTCTACGTCGATCGGCGGTGACGTCGGCAGTCGTCCGACGGCATCGCCCACGACATCCTTGACGAGCATCGCGATCAGTTCGCGGGCGCCGTGGAACTGCTCGTAAGCACTTGGCAGCGGCGGTAAGGCGGCGAGTGCTTTCTGGACCCGCGTCTCGACCATCGACTCGACATCGATCAGATCGACTGTCCCGTTGCCACCTGGCAGCCCTTGCGGACCGGGGAGGCCGGGCGGACCAGGAATGGGCTCCCGCGCCTCGAGCACCGCCACACGCGCCAGCAACGAGGCATTCCCTGGCAACTCGGACAGCGCGGACAGCGTAGACTTGAGCCCGGCGATCTCCGCCTTCAACTCAGCGATATGTGATGGGTCGGCATCCCGTCCATCCCGTCCTGGCTGTCCCTGCATACCGTCACGGGCTAGCAGGGGGCGATCCTCCAGAGCCTTTAGACGGAACTGGATGTCCGCAAACGGTTGCAATGCCTTGAACAGCCTGACGTCGACGTACTCGCGCACCACGCTGGCAACGGCTTTCATGAGAGAGGACGCATCCCGGTTCACCACGCGCTGGAGTCCCCAGGGAGCCGATTCCACTTCGCTCGGTTTTCCTCACGAGTCAGAATCTGCAAATTGATTTCGCAATGCAGCCCGCATACTCGTGGATTCTGTAATGGGATTACGTGATCGACTTCATACCGCACGCCTGTTTCACGGGACAGACGCTCCGACTCATCGTAAAACTCTCGAATCGTGTCGTGATTCGCCCATGAAGGACACGCGCTCATCTTCGCCGCATGACGCCTCTGCGCAATAGCGATAATACGGCCTCGATTAGCTTGCACGTAGGCTCGATGTGCGTCAGCGATCCGACCTTTGTTCCGCAAGTTATACTCGCGTTTCCGCTCGCGCTCTTTGACGCCGTTAGCAGATCGATACTTCTGCTTAGACTTTCGGAACTGTTCAGGATGTGCTATTCGATAAATACGATCAGCGGCTCGCTTCTCTACGTTGCTCTCTTGACGCTTCGCCTTCGCCTTGGCGCGTCGCTCTTCTGTATGGGCTGCGCGATACGCGGCTCCATACTCCAATCGCTTTTCTCGGTGATTCTCGCGAGACTTCTTTAGCGTTGCTCTGACCACACTCGGATTAGCGGCACGATACTCCCGCGCATGGGCGTTTAGTTTTTCTCTGTTGGCCGCCGCATATTTTCTAGACCGAAGACGCTGAGCCGCGAGGAATTCAGCTTCGGTCATGGCGTGGCGAGATCCATTAGCCCAAGTTCTTTACGAAGCCAATAGACGTCTTTCGCCTCGGCCGTGACGGCCTCGTCGACGTCATCGTGAATCACTTCTTCTGAAGGCGTTGCCTGAACAGCCACTGACGGTTTCGTGAACGGCTTGTCTTGATCGCGCTCTGCTAGTGCCTCAAGGCTGTAGTTTTGCTGCTGCATCATCGGGGAGTCGCCACCCGTCTTCGGTCTAAGGTTCAGCCGATAGCGCGATTCGTTCGGCGCACTGATCCCTGCTCCTACCGCTTTGGCTTCCGCATCGATCAACGCGGCCGTATCCATACGGAGTAGATTGTCAATATCCAGCTCGGTCCCGAGCCTGCGCCCTGGCACAGCCGTGAGGCCAAGCCCTTCGTCTAACAACAGTTCGATCGATTCTATATGGGGGTGGAGACAGGCGTTGTAGTAATCGCGCTGCACCGCTTCGAAGTTTCCGTAAGGCGGCAGTTGTCCAATGCCAAGTTTATGCGGCGGCATGTGAAACGCCATCGCCACGTTCTCGACCGTCCACTTGAGTTGCTCGATTAATTGCGAGTCCACGGCGGACATGCTCAACTGCTCGTATTTCAGCCCATCGCCGCCGACCGCGACCTTCCCTCGGTTCGCACCGGAAAAGTTCGCGTCCCAATAGGTTTTCAGGCGCTGCGCCGTCTCGTTGGTGATGGCTCCAGGCGCCGTCAAGAATCCGCCCGGCTGCGCGCCGTTCTCGAAGAAGACCGACGAGTTGTCCTGAATCCGCAGCCCCTGCATCGCTGCCAGTCCACACGCCGTGATCGGAGAGACGCCGACGAGCGGGTGATACAAGGCGCAGTTCCGGTCATGAATGATCTCGCTTGCGGGCGCGAGGAGCTCTTCCTGCCGCTGCCCTGAGAGATCGTCGCGCTTGATCTGGTAGTACACCGATCCATCCGGAGCGACGAGCACCGTCACGCGCTGGGGATCGAGGATGTAGAGCGCCGTCACCACGTCGCGGTTGTCGCGCTCCTTCATCACGTAGGTGTTGCCCCAGATCAGCTTGGAGGTGATCCAGTGCTCGAGCAACTGGATCCGCGTCTGGTAGCGATTCGGCTTCCGGAGCACCGGCGAGAACGCGGCACTCTCGGTCTCCGTCCAAATGCCTCCGGCGTCTTTCTCGACGAGCTTGATCCGCAGCTTCCCAATGTCCTGCGCGATCAGCGTGATGCACGCATAGACCGCGGCATACGTCACGACATCCGCGACGACGACTTCGGTGTTTCGCTGCCAGGCACCAGTGAACGACTCCCGCACGAGCTGAAACCAGCCGCGATGACTGTCCGGCGGCGAGAGCACGAGCTGTTTCGTGCGCGCGATGGACAGGCCGAAAATCTGCATCTACGGCTCGGACACCAAGTCGCGACGACGATAGGCACGTTTCGCGACGGGCGCGGCCTCGTCAGGGGGTTCGGTGTTCTCCGGTACCTCAGGTGCCAGTGCGCGACCGAGATAGCTTCGGCGCACCACCGGTGCATCCTTCGCCCGACCGACCAGCTTCAGGAGGGCAGCATCCTTCTCGGACGCGTCGAACAGATCGCCTGACTTGAGAGACCGGCCGGCGTAGGCGTAGGCTTCCGTCGCAATCAGCGCCACACTCACAATGCGTCCTCTTCTATGACAAACGCGCGTGCCGCGAGCATCGGCCCCCGGCACGCGCGTCGTGTGTGCTACGAGTTGTCGTTACCCGACGTAGACCGCGCCTTCAAGAACGGCGACGGCTTCAGCACGCCGGCGCAGCCAGTTAATGTAACGCTCCGCTCGCAGTGCGACCATGTTGTTCTGCCACATCGAGACAAACACCGTCGATGCCGTCGCCGGATCATCCGGAGCGCTATTCATCTGCAGCGACGTCTCACGACTGACGTCGATGGCGATGCCTCCATCGTCCGCGACCAAGATCTCGCTCGCCTTCACGAGCACGATCCGGCCGCCGGCCGGCGATCCGCCTTCCGCATTGACGCTCTCCGACGTGATGACCGGCAGGCCCAGCAGCGTGCCCCCCATCGCGGCGATGCCGGGATACTCAGCCTGGCCGAGGGCGTTCTGAATCATCGAGAACGCGATCGCCTGCGTCTCCGTCATGATCCACACCGACCCCGCCACCGACAGATTGGCCGCAGTGAACGTTGCCATCAGGGTCTTGACGTCCGTGCGGAACGCCGCCGCAGTCGTGCCCGTCGCCTCGACCGGGGTAATACCGTTGGTGATCGCCGCCGGAGAGACGTTGGCCAATCCAGCGTTCTCGGAGTTGATGAACTGCTCGTCGAGGAACTGCACCATCGTGGCCTTCAGATCCTCACGCACGATCGATTCCGCCGAAGGGCTGCTCGAGCGCACGAGTTCCTCTGACAGCACGATGATGCCAGCCGCCTTGAACATGCCGAGCGAGAGCTGCCCAAACTTCAGCTCACTGACCGGCTTCGGCTTGCCCTGCCCCACCCACCCGACCGACGCGCCCTGCGTCTGTGTCGGCATCGTGATGTTGAACGGCACCCGCCGAACGCCCGGCAGCTTGCCGAGAATGGTCGCCGGACGAAGGAGCTCCACGAACTCGTTCGCCATGTTGTTGTAGACCACCAGCGGGGCGGCCCAATCGGAATCGGTCGTAGTGCCAGCCGTGACGGCGGCCTTGAGCACCATCGCGACTTCGGG